GTATTGGTTAGAACAAGATGAGTTGTGGGATATAAGTTTGAAAGAATCTAAGAAACAAAAAGAAGAAAGAATTAAAAGGATAAATGAAACTAAAAAAGATATTCGAAGGAAATAATAGCGCATACGGTCAGCTAATTCTCACAGGTTCAAAAACAGAGAGCGGGAAAGCTGAAGGCAAAGCTTTCATAAAACGACAACCCATATCAGATCAGCTTTGGGAGGATCATCTTGCAGGTAAAGAACCTGCTTTAGGAGTCATACCAATAAATGAAAACAACGAATGTAAATGGGGTTGCATAGATGTAGATGTATACAATTTAGATCACATGGCAATCATGCGTAACATCAAAGGCATGGGGTTTCCGTTGGTGACTTTCAGATCAAAGTCTGGTGGTGCACATTTATTTTTATTTGCAAAAGAATTTATACCTGCTTCATTGATGCAATCAAAACTCAAAGCAATGTCAGAGGCTTTGGGCTATGCAGGTAGCGAGATATTTCCGAAACAAACTGAAATATTAGTTGAACGTGGAGATACAGGTAATTTTTTAAACCTACCGTACCATGGTGGTATTAGGGGTTTACGATATACTTTTGAGGCTGGTGGCAACGCTGCTAGTTTAGAATCATTCTATTCTATATACGATGAATGGTCACAAACAAGAGAGCAGATCGAGAGCATAGTTGTCAAAAAAGCAGAGGTTGTAGAGATATTTCCTGATGGACCACCTTGTCTCAACCGTCTAGCAGAGGAGGGTTTTGGTGAGGGCTCTAGAAACAATGCACTATTTAATCTTGCAATATACAGACAGAAAACTAATCCAGACAACTGGCAAGATATTTTAGAAGAAGACAACTACAAGTATATGAACCCACCATTAAAATCAGCAGAGGTGCAGACCCTGGTAAAATCTATAGGTAAAAGAGGTTACGATAAATACAGGTGTAAAGAGCAGCCAATTTGTGGTGTGTGTAACACTGCAAAGTGTCGAACAAAAAGGTTTGGCGTTGGTTTTGAAGACGAACAGATGCCAGAGCTAGACACACTGACAAAGATAAAATCAAATCCACCACAATGGTTTTTAAATGTTGCAGGCAACAGAGTAGAATTAAAAACAGAACAGTTACACAACCCTAATCTATTCGCCATAGCTGTGTTGGATCAGGCAAACGTAGTATCACCTATACCAAAAGCAAAAGACTGGAGAGAGGTGCATCTAAAAATGTTAATGCAAAACCTGCAAGAGATAGAACCATTGGAGTCATTGGACCCAGTCAATCAAATAATAAATTTATTGTATGACTTCACAGTCAACAGACCGCAGGCAAGAACAAAAGAGGATATACTTAGAAAGATGTCATGGACAGACGAGGGTCATACATATTTTAGATTAGATGACTTTTATATGTTCTGTAAAAAGAATAGTTGGGAGATGGATAAAACAAAAACTGCAAACTTAATTAAAACACTAAAAGATATTTTTGTAACAGAAGAAAGACCAGTAATAAAAGACCAACAACCAAGACTAATAAAAATAAAAGCAATGAAAAAAGAAAAACCTACAATTAGTAAAGCGACGTACGAGGAGGCACCTTTTTAATGAGCAACACAACAAAGGAACTCAGAATACGAATGGAAGATTTTATGGATGTTGTTAAAGAGTTGGGTAAAAGAGATATAACTTTTAAAACATACTATGAATATGTTTTAAATATATTTGCAAAAAACGCGTACATGTTTGGGGACACTGAAACTATTTATCACGTAGGAATGCGAGAATTTGTTGACAGAGATTCTTATGATGGAGAGGAAGCAGAGGAGATACAGTGTAGTAGAAGATTTAGTGATTTTTTTAAAAAAGAAAAGTTATCGCAATATTACAAACCGCCTTCAAAAAAAAGAAATTTTAAACCAGTGCCTAGTTTGGCTGAAAGATTGGAAAAAAACAAGGTATGAAAACAATTATATTAGGACCACCAGGCACAGGCAAAACAACCACACTACTAGATTTGGTAGATGAGTTTTTACGAGCAGGCACAGACATAAAAAAGATAGGATACTTTTCTTTCACAAAGAAAGCTGCATACGAGGCCATCACCAGGGCCGAAGAAAAATTTCAAATAGACAAAGACGAGATACCTTATTTTAGAACACTACACTCTTTTGCTTTTAGATTGTTAGGTGCGAAAAAAGAAAGTGTTATGGGTCATGCAGACTACAGGGACTTTGGTTTGAGGTGTGGCATACCTATCAAGAGCGCATGGTACGATGACAATGATGGTGTGTTTAATTCTGACAATGAATATCTAAGAATAATAAACAAGGCCAAAGTTATGGAAAGAAATGTTCTTGACGAATATGATAAAAACCAACACGGTCTGGACATAGAGCGAGATCTATTATATCTTTTAGATCAAGAACTTAGCAGATATAAACAGGAGAAAGGTTTAATAGATTACAATGACATG